TGTTATTGTTGTTCAGTTAAATCTTATTTGCGAACGCATCAGCTACGAGTATTCTTAGCACTACGCACTAGTTGAATTGATTTTCTTTTGATACGCTTTTCTGCTATTTCGCTTAAATTAACGCTGGGGCCAAATAAAACTTCAACATCCTTGCTGTTAAATGTTTTGATTGTGTACCTGAACATAATCATTTGTTGTTTTAAAAAGATGTTGATTGGTATGCGGCGATTGCTTTCCCACCACCAAGTTTCCCCAGCTTCTAAAAATACTTTGCGGTCGTTTTCATTACGTAATAGCGATATATCATATATGCTAGTGACGTAATCGTCATGATTTATGATTATTCCCACGTATTCTGTATTATTGCTTTTAATACAGGAAACAAAGGGATAATTTTCTTGGAAGGTTTCTGGAACAGCCATTATCAATAAATAGTTATATGCAAAGTTTACCAGTCTATTTATATCCAAATTCCACCACCATTATATTAGATTTGGATGCTACCACACATGGAGTTAATAACGTTATGTATCAACGAGACCTGAATATTCAAAAAGGTATCAAAAATAAGGTCCGTATTCAATTTAAGAATAGCGATCAAAAAGCCTTACCTGTTAGCAATACTGCTACTTACGTTTTCTCAATGTTTGATGCTACTAATCAAAGACAACTGGTACAAAAACAATTAATAATTTTAGACGACAGTATTGTTGTCAATACTGTTTCCAACCAAGGCGGTACTAACAACACCTTAAACTTTGGCGATACTACAGGCATTGCTATTGGACAAAGTGTTACTGGATTTGGCATTGTTGCCAATACCATTGTCACTGGTGTAGCCAACGGTGTGGTAACTTTGAATAATCCCACTGCTTACGCAGTTTCATCAAGTACTAATTTGACATTTGGCACATTAAGCCTACGTGGCGTAGGTGAGCTAACTTTAACTGAAAGCGATACATTAGATTTAGATGTTGGTGAATATCAATACACGGTCAAATATCAAGATCCCGCAGATGGTACTTATCTAACTGCCTATGCCAACACTTATTACGGAGTTGCTGGTACTTTGAACTTGCGACAAGATGCCTTCCCTGTACTACAACCTAGTCAAGAAATCGTCAGCTTCCTAAAGACATTCAATGTACAAACTCAATTGTACGAACACAAGAGTGGTAACATCTACGCTTACCCTGAATACAATGGCAATAGCGCATTACATACAATGGCTATCTATATGTCCAACTATCGTGGACAGGTCATTATACAAGGTACATTAAACAATCAACCAAACAGCACAGGCCAATATTATACTATTGCTACTTTGAACTATTCAGGTTTTGATGGTATTGACTATGTAAACTTTAACGGAGTTTACTCCTACGTTCGTGTTGTTTATATTCCCGCAACCAAACCCGCAGACAGCGGAAACGATAATCCCAGTTACTACGGAAGCCTTGACAAAGTCCTCTACAGAAGTTAAAATTGTAGTGTGAACGAAATTCAAGATACAGTCCTAACTTTACTGCCTCCTAAACGAAAAGCCACCCCTAGTGGATGGACCAGCTTCGATGCGGTATGCTGCCAAGATAATCGCAAACGCGGTGGCATCTTGACCAGCGGGGATGGCAGTTTTCAATATCACTGTTTTAATTGTAACTTCAAATGTGGTTGGAGCCCAGGTAAACTACTGAGCAAGAATACTCGACAGTTATTCAAATGGCTAGGTTTGGGTGAGCAAGAAATTGGTAAATTGAATTTGGCAGCGTTAAAAGTCAAAGACGACCAGCCTGTACTAAAGAAGGCCTTAAACCTCACTTTGGAAGAACGGGCATTGCCAGATGATTGTTTGCCCATAGATACGTGGATTGCCGAAGGTTGTCAAGATGCTGAACTACTTGATGTAATTAAGTATTTGGTAGATGAGCGACAAGTGGGATGGGAATGGTATAACTGGCACTGGTCAGCGGCCGTAGGCTATAGAGATAGAGTCATTATCCCATTCTACTACAACGGCAAGATTGTGGGCTATACTGGACGTAAGATTACACAAGGTAAGCCAAAATACCTTACCGACGCCCAACCTGGCTATGTGTTTAATATAGATGCTCAACAATGTTCGCCTTGGGAGGATGATAGAAAATTTGTCATTGTCACAGAAGGACAGTTTGATGCCATTGCCATCGAAGGTGTGGCCATTATGCACAATGAACCAAATGACGCACAATGCGCCAGGATCAATAACTTGATGAGAGAAGTCATTGTGGTTCCGGATCGAGATCAACCAGGTGCCAAAATGGTAAGGGCGGCTATCACAAATGGCTGGAGTGCCAGCTTGCCGCCGTGGGAAGATGACATTAAGGATGTGGCCGATGCTGTAAAACGCTACGGCAGACTATATACTTTAATGACAATTTTGCACTACAAGGTACACGGAGAGATAAATTTACATCTACTAGAAAAGAAATTACAGAATGTCAACAAAGAATAAAAAAGATACAGCCAAGCCCAACTATGATTACAACATGCAGAAACTCTATTTGGAGATGTTTCTCAGTGATTCTGAAACTTTTGTTAGATGCCAAAACATTTTTGATCCAGAAAACTTTGATCAAAGACTACAGGACTCTGCTACATTCATTACCAAATATGTAGATGACTATAAGGTCATGCCCGAGACTAGCATTGTCAACGCCGCGACAAAAAGTGACTTTGCTCCGATAACCCTGCCCAAAGAAAACTATGAATGGTTGATGGACGAGTTTGAAAACTTCAGTCGTCATAAAGGACTGGAACGTGCCATTATTAAAAGCAGTGACTTGTTAGAGTCTGGCGATTATGGCCCAGTGGAAAAACTGATCAAGGACGCTATCCAAATTAGTCTTAACAAGGACATGGGTACAAACTACTTTGAAGATCCTAGAGCACGTCTGAGTAAACTCAAAGACAACAATGGACAGATTAGCACAGGCTGGCCCGCAGTGGACAAGAAACTCTATGGTGGATTTAACCGCGGTGAGCTTAACATCTTTTGTGCGGCATCAGGTGGTGGTAAATCCTTGTTCTTAGCCAACTTGGGTGTGAACTGGGCACTAATGGGATTGAACGTGGTTTACTTGACCTTTGAGTTGAGTGAGGGTTTGGTCAGTATGCGTTTAGATAGTATGACCACTGGCATTGGTACTAGGGACATTTTTAAAAGCATTGATGACGTTGAACTCAAAGTCAAAATGTTGGAAAAACGCAGTGGCAATATGCAGGTCAAGTATATGCCCTCAGGTAAAAATGCCAACGATATTCGAGCCTATCTTAAGGAATATCAAGTAAAGATGGGCACAAAACCCGACGTTTTACTCATAGATTACTTGGATTTAATGATGCCTTTGAGTGTGAAGGTAAGTCCCAGTGATTTGTTTGTTAAGGACAAATATGTGTCAGAAGAGCTGAGAAATTTAGCAATGGAAACGCAATGTATCACAGTCACAGCCAGTCAGTTGAATCGTAGTGCTGTTGAGGAAATTGAGTTTGATCACAGTCATATTAGTGGTGGATTGAGTAAGATCCAAACAGCTGATAACGTGATTGGTATCTTTACCAGCCGTGCTATGAAGGAACGTGGACGTTATCAAATTCAGTTTATGAAAACACGTAGCAGTAGCGGTGTGGGGCAAAAGGTTGATTTGGAATTTAACCTAGATACACTACGTATCACGGACTTGGGTGAAGAAGAGGAAGGCAGTCTGGGCCAACAACGAACCAGCCCCACAACACAAAGTGTCATGGATGGGCTAAAACGCACCAGTGCAGTCACAACCAGTACAGCATGGGAAAAGCCACAGCGCCGAGCAGATAGACCCGACCCCTTTGATATCCTACCCGGGGGCAAGCCAAAAACCGCTGGGGCAGCACCGCAGATCCGCAACATGCTCAGTAATCTAAATCCCGAACGGGACGATTAAAAGTATTGGCTGGCTTGATGGGCCACGCTGGCTTCTAATACAGCCAGCCATTGATCATCGTCATGGCCTGAGTCAAAGGTCAACTCACTGGTAGCAGGCACAGCTTCCCATTTGGCCACTTGACGTATTAGGCCGTCGGGTACCAGTCGAGATGACATCAATCTAGCAAACTCACCGGGGCTCCATGAGAAGAAGCCCGCACAGGCTCTAAACTTACTGGGCCCATCTCCCACGCTCATAGCACTGAGTATGGATAGGTCATTGGTCATGGCAATGC